ATTTTGATTTGAACCTGGTTAATTTCCTGGTCGATTTCCTCAATCGTTTTCATGGCTTCGGAAATTTATCTTTTACTGCTTTAATCTTAGCTTTCCACCCATCTATATCATGGTAAATCTGGTCAAGCTGTTGAGGAATTGGGTCGTAAGCAACGGCTCGGTCACGTTGGTACTGACTAGCTTGAAACTTAGCATTTATTTCGTCTTCAGTAGGCTTAGAATAAGAGTTTTCTTTATCCCATTCTATTTCATCACCAACTGAACTAAATTTTGCATCTGGGAAAGCAATAAATAATTTATCTGCTAATGTCATTACTATCCTTTAATGTAAAATAATGTGATTTCGGATGGTTTGGTGAAACCTCCTTCATCGTTCCCACGACTTAATATACGCCCTCCACCATATGTAATTTGAATGTAATAAGTATTTGTGCCTGTTTGTGAGGGAGTGGCAAGATGCATTATGGTCCATTGATTTTCTGTAACGTGAGTATTTGCGGACAAATCTTCACTTGGTTGTAATCTAACCAAATCTACTCCTGCAGTAGAATCATGTAAAGTTACATAACCATAAGCTGCAGTTGTTGAAGAATTTCCATAAAGTTGAATCTCAGCGGATGCATAAACCAGTATTTTATCTGATGTCGAATCAACTGTAATAGATGCATTAACACAGTTACTTGTGCCTGCAGATGTCCTTGAAACTTGGGCTGTTTGAAATGCAGTAACAGGAGATTTTACAAAATGCCCAGAAGGAAAAGTCAGGTTACTTAGTGTCCCTGAATTAAGGTAAGTCGTTACACCGTTTGCTGACTTTAGTTGGTCGGCTTGTATTACGCTAGGCATGATTTATTTTGGTTTAGTGGGTAAAGTAAAATTCTGTAATTCTCCACCCCCTATAGGATAGGAAACGTCTGGACAGTTTTCTGGTAGTTCTCTAAGTGCTTTACGATAAGTTTTCCATTCTTCTTTTTTAGAATCTGATATTGGGAAATCTGGCAATAGGTATTTATCACTTTGCCTTAGTAAAGAGTTTCTTAAATTCCTTAAATCACTTTTTGCTATTTGTGATAAATCATCCATAGTTCTTACTTAAATTTGATTAAACAAAAATAAATATAAATTACATATCCACTACTATTTTCTAATGTAAGAGTATTTGCCCCTGTAAAATAGACTACATTACTACTACCAGAAGCACCTTGAGTAGTAGTATTATCAGCAGAATTTCTTAATCCAGAAACAACACAAGAATTTGCATCAAACTCTGTTGGTGTAGTAATTGTCACCGTTGTAGCAGCACTTACTCGATAATAACCAGCATAAAACATACCGTCATCTGAAGTAGTTCCACCTAATTGAATATCTTGATTGCTTGCAGTACCGTTTACATTTTTAATTATTTGAATAATTGAATTTGTGCCTAAAGTAATAGATGGATTAGTTTCAGTTACAGTTACCCTACCAGTAGAATCCGCAATACTAATTCCAGCAGTTCCGTCCTTTGCCTTATAATTTGTAGCTTTTATTTCAGAACTCATGATGCCTTATTCTGTTCTGCTTGTTCTTTCAAAAACTTTGCGTAGTTTGATTTAACTGTGTCAGTCATAACTGCATTAAATTGGGCTAAAACTACTGGATCAGTTATTGCGGAAACATCTGCATCTGGGTTAAGGACGTAACGATGAAAATTTTGTGATAAAAGATTTCCATCTTCAAGCACCTGAACTGCTTCACGGACTTGTAAGACATAATGTGAATTACTATTCACTCCGACTGTCTCGATTTTGTCTGTAATAGTTTGTTTTTTGAGTGCCATTTCAACCTTGTTTATATTTGGTAAGATCCAGACAGAAAAATAAGAGTGCCTGCTTGGCAGTGTTGCCCTAGATCCGCAGTTCCACCGTTGTTTAAATACTCTCGTATTTGCATTTTTGCCACACCAGTATGCACATATCCATTAATCGCATGAGGGCTTCCTGTGAAACCTGACCCATAAATCGCTAAACCAGATTTTCTGGTATCTCCTGTTGCTGGTGTAATGGGTAGATTAATATTCATATTCCCGGAGGGGCTACTTACTGAACCAACTTCCAACCCTGCAATAATAAAAACAAAATGACCAATAACCTGATAATAACCTGTGGAATCACTCAAGGTGATCGATCCAGAATCCAAGCCTGAAACAGCGCAAGTCCAAGTCCCTTCTTCGTAATCGTCTAAAAAATTTGCTGAAGTAGTTTGTCCATCAAAGTAAATCCCCTTACCAGATCCCAAATACACATTTTCTGCTAGTGTTAAATCACCATCAGTTTGAACAGTAATGCTTGCAGTTCCACCTTCATCTTTGATCGTTAATGATTGACCAGATGCAGGTTGAATGTTGTTGCTAGTAATAGAATTATCTTGAATTACACTCATACGATCACCAGAACGCCATTCACCGTGAGACTTCCTGCACTGCCTATCGTCAGTGGCCCCGCTACCACGCAGTTCTCATCTGCCGAAATTTCGACGGCTGAATTTATCGACGCCGGGTTTCTTAGCACTCCGGAAAACACCGAAGAAACGTGACCGGTCACTCCGGATTCATCGCCTTTTGCGGCGATCGGCTCACCCGATTCAAATGATCCTGCTCCTATTCTTTTCATGGTATCTCCTATGATGCAGAGTCAAGGACTGAGGCATAGACTGCCACTGATCCAGAATCTATGTTTGCGATCGCTAAAACATCTCCGCTTTCGCAGACAATCTTCCCCTGAACCAGTTCAACTGAACCCCCAACCGGAACCCTGAGATCTTCGACTAATTCCGTGGAGGCAAGAGTGATATCGCACTGGAGGGTATCCGTCGCATGGGTATTGGCGACATTGATTCCTATTATCACGTCGGTGCTGTTTGCCGTGAAAACATTCCCGGCTGAAGTTCTTACATATCTATTAAATGAGCTCATAAATCATCCCAAGGCTATGGCAAAGACAATACTTTGCGAGTCAACATATTGTTTGGGTGCAGCTCCGAGAGCTGCTGTCGGATTTGCGTTCAAGGTAACGTCTCCGGCAAAGGTTGCGTTGGCGGAGCTCAAAGTCATAACTGCTGCACCTGAAGACTGTATTTCATTCCCAGTTACTTTTAATTTTGTCCCAACATCAACCACTCCGGATCCATTTGGCGTCAGGGCTATATCTCCATTTGCGCCATCCGTCATTGTAATGGAACCAGTGGTGCTGTTTCCGGTTTCAAGAACCAGGTCAAAATCTCCTGAGCTCGAGATCTTGCCAGCAGCTGCGCCGGTGCCTACAACGGTTTCCCCGGTGCCATTCGGAGCAATAATGACATTGCCATTCGTATCGGTTGCGCTGACGGTATTTCCATCGACTTTTATATTATCAACCCGGAGATCCGTACAGACCGAGTTCGTTCCAATCGTGACGGCATCGATCTCGCCTCCTGCAATATCGACCTTGGAAATATCCACTTCGCCGCTACCGTGAGGCGTCAACGTGATATTCGAGTTTCCTGCACTTGTCACCAGGTCGAGCGTGGAGCTGCTGCTAAGATCGATCTGACCAGCGGATGCCGTGATTGAAAGGTTCCCTCCCGCGTAGCTTGTTGCAGTTGTCAGAAGGGTTGCTGTTTCATTTGGAACCGTAATCTCTGACGTTGTTCCGGTTGCTGTGTATTTAATTCGAACCTTTTCAGACGTTCCGCTTCCATCCGAAGAATATTTGTAGAGCAGGATATCTGAATTCGCCATGATCGCGTATTCGGATCCACTCTGATTATGCCACCAGGCAAAAGTATCTTGAGCTGCTACATAGTTTGCTGAGGCAGGACTTGTGAGCCCGGAAATTGATCCTCCCGCGTTGACTGCTCCTGCATTGGTCAGCTGCACCTGGTTCCCGGATGTATCCCGGTAATAGAGCTCGCCGCCGTAGGCATACAGAGCTCTGCTTTGATCGGTCGGTTGGCTTCCCTGGTTATCAAACTGGACTTGTTTCAGTTCGAGCGCATTGTTTGAATTGAATTCCAGATCTGCATTGATATTGATTGCAGCAGGAACAATCCTGACGCCTTTGTTCGAGGTATGATCATGGGCATCGATGGCGTCCAGGGACGTGTTCAGATTCGTCGCCCAATCCGGTCCTGGTGTAACCGAAACGGTGCTTTTGACAATGCCTGTTATGTTGGTGCTCATATCAAAAAAAGAATATATCGGCGGTCACTGACGCGCCTGCTTTCAAAATGATTTGCCGGTCTTCAAAACTGTTTGTCGTTGTTGAAACATAGATTGAAGTATCTGCATTCTGCTTCGTTATGATATAGCCGACATAGTTACGCCCAAGGCCATGATCCACGATCGTATCACCGGTCCCGATGGCTTGATCTGTTTTATGAACCCCATCAGCGAAGGGCAGCTGGAGCAGCGGCCTGAGTGCTGTATGGATGTTTTTCTGGAGTCGGTTCGTTGCTTCATCAGTTGTCTGAATTTCTGTAAAATTTACCCGGCTCATGACTTCATGGTGAACGCCACGTTGAGCGTTGCATCAGTCCCTCCCGAGGAGGCTACATACTTGATCCGGACGAACCTGGCCGGTAAAGCACTGAGCTCCAAAAGATTGGTTTCTGCTGCATTGATCGCCGCGGTTGCAGTTGTATTGACCCATTCGGATTCATCATTGGAAACCTGGATAAAAATATTTCCATTGGGTGACCCAGTATTGCTGTTCACGCAAGTAAACGAGCAGCTGTTCATCCCTGAAGCATCGATCGTGTCTCCAGTGACGTCGGAGGCCAGTGTCGTTGCTGCCATGTAGCTTTGATTATTTTTAAAAGTTTGATTCGGCATGAGCCTCCTATGAATACCAGGTGTAAGATCCAGGATCGGTGTAATAGACCGCCATATCGGTAACCGTCGCCGGTTCGCCCAGGTCCCGGTTATCAGAGACTGAGAGAATCCTTATTTTTGTTTCTTCCTTCATTTTCATTAATGCACTTGGATCAGATTCCTCCTTCACCATGCAGTCGATTGCAGCTCCGCAAATAATGTATTCATCCCATCCGCTGTAAAAATCAAAACGAGATTCAATGTTTCCGAAGGTTGTCGGATCCGCGAGGCCGCTGCTGTCCAGATCCGTTGTCACGGTGGCTGCACCTACAGCAGAAACAGTCTGATCAACATCATAATTGGTGGCATCAATGAAACCGGTGCCGGTGATCTTATCTCCAACAACAAATCCATGGTTCTTCCCGACGGTCCACATGGTCGAGGTTCCGCGGGTGATCGCCGTTACGGTTTTTTCAATGAATTTTTTTGGGCTTGGAATATACCAGACCGTCAACGTGTCATTTGTCGAAGGGCTGGGTGTAAGTCGCAGGGAGGATCCCTGGATATGATATCGATACCGGTATGGAACCGAATACCGGGAACCTACATCACGCTGGGGGAAGTTGTATCTTCTCAGCGGGAAAGTATCGGATCCCATGTTCAGATCGACGCCGCGAAGCTTATAAAAGTCAGCTGGCAGATCGTAGGTTTGGGTCCCGGAAACGAGCGTAACCGTTGAGGAATTTAGGAAATAGTCCTCGGAGTTCGCATTCGTGATGAGTAGGTCATAGAGCTCACAATACGATCGATTGATGTATTGGCGGAGCTCCTGGTCTGTAACGAATTGCGAGTTCTCCTGGTCAGCTCGCTGCCGTACCAGGGTCCTGAGATCTGAAAGAGAGACGAAGTCTGTCATCAGTAGCTCATCTGGATCCCATGAAA